TCTGCTGCCTTAGCAATTGCAGAAGCTGGCTTACTAATCAAACCATCCTTTACAAATTCGTCAGTACTAGAAGTATTAGAACCCTTCATTGGAGCCTTCTTCTTCTTAGTATTGGCCTGTGGACTATAAGGTTTGGGAAAGCCAAATTCATCTAATTCTGAATCATCAATATATCCTTGCTTGACATACATTTTAGGTGCATTACCAAGCATAGTATCAGGATCATCTAGTGGTTCTGGCTTAGCCAAAGACGACGTTGGAGCATTAAGATCCAACACACTAATTGGAGGAGCAATATCCGCCTGAGCAGCAGAAGTGGTAGGAACTGATAATGTGAGATTTTCTGCCCAACAGAAAATTGTGACAGTAATAGGATCAGTTCCACCATTTGCATGTTGAAGCACATCAAAATCATGGATATCAACTTCTCCCATGTAATCAGCCCATCCTGCCTTGGTAATATCCAAGTAATTTTCTGGCCAAATAAATGGTAAAAGCATCTCTCCACCCTGTGATGACGTAGGGTCAAGTAGCAAATGAGGTTTTTGCGATGCCTGAATCAAATCTTGATCTACAAAAGCTCGATTAACTGTTACCTCATCATCCGTAACAAACGGATTGTAAGATAACAATGCACGACCATAGTAGAAACTATTACCATTTACTAAAACCTTCATACGAAGATTGCAACGCAAATTACGGTAACGATTGATCTTATCAAGGACATCAGCGTTGGCAAAGAACAACGCCCATGGATTGAACCTCGTAACCGACAACGCTGCTGCCGGAGTCCATTGGTATTCTTTGATTTTGATCGGCCTGCTGAGAAAGTCTCCCAGCTGAGCGTCAGTGAAGCCCGAAAGCTTGCTTGTTTCGTCTGGCGTTGCGACGATGTCGTATGACCAGGGGGTGTCTCCATCGACGAAGTTCGTCGTTTGAGCCACTGTCTCGTTTGAGACTTTGGAGATGTTGTAAGCTGCACCTCCTTCAGCATTATTATTATTATTATTAAGAGTAGTGAACCATTTAATTTTATTGGATCGGTTACGCTGTTCTACGTTCCGTCCTCAGTATGTTTCACTGGCGAGCTAAACCTCCCCTAAATAGGGGTACTCCATAGAGTGCTCTAAAACGTCAAAGCCTATATCTACATTCTAAACATACAAATAATATACAATACGGTATCCATATAACGAGTGCTATTTTAAACTTATTACCACGAATAGCTCCGGGGTTTGGAAATGAGTTTTACGTCATCCCAGGACGGTGCCGAAATCTTTACATGTATTTTTCCTTAAACATTTCAAGTCTCTTTTCATAAGAAACTGAAAGTTCTTGGCACATGTGAGAGATTCCTGCCTCCTTAGCTACTTGAGTCATTTGCTCACGGCGCAATTCATACATATCGCGTCCGTATTGCCACCACTCGCGTAGTGCACCGTCAATATTCATAGCACTTTGATCCTTTGCAGTAACTGCAGAGGACTTAAGCACTGAATGTAATGACTTAAAAATTGAACTTTCTTGTAGAACACCATGAATCAATCCTGTATCAGGATTGTATTTATTATGTCTTTTCAAGAAATCCGCATCCCTGTCGTGCATGTAGGGAGTTGGTGTTGACTCTTTGTCAGGCATAGTAAAAACCATATCTCTCTCTTTCAAGAAATCAGCATAAGAAATATGATTAAACCAATCAAATCCCTTTCGTACTGTTCCACTAACATCGTCTCCATAAACCATTACAGAGACTGCCTTACGAAATGGAATAGGGGCACCCAATTCTGCTGGCCACATCTTGAAATACGCCGATCTCATTAATAGAGAATTGGCAATACAATTAATGTAAACTGTCAAATTTTGACCAGAAGGGTTGGAGCCCGAATGAATAATGACATCACCATTATACGAAACACAAGAATAAGCAATCTCAGTTGCCACTCCCTGCATAATAGTGATATCACGGGGAGTATATGTACCACATTCTTCGGCAATGTTGCACATACACTTGAAAGCTGCCAAAATAACAGAGGCAGGCATACGTAAATCATATTTGCTGTAATCACCAGCAAAAACACGATCTTCACCAAATTTCAACATATGCCTAGCAAGTTGATCCCACTCAGGTCCCTGAGCATTAACACCAACTGCACACTCTGAATCTAATGGGAATAAGGACATCAAACGAGCAATTGGCAAGAAATACTTGCGAATCACTAATTGAAATGCAAATTCACATGCCTGAAATACCCTAACCTTATCCTTATTCAATTTAGTAGGTTCATCCTTAACACATGCCTTAAACATAGCATAACAGCGCTCACCATTAGCCAACTTTTCTGTCATGCTTTCTGCTTCTCGCAGAATGTCCTCATCTACAACAGCAGGACAAGAAAATTCGGGATAATCCTCACGATTAAGCAATGTAATAGCATCCCTCTTAGGTCCAGTTAATGGAAATCCCTT